CTTTACTTGCGAAACCTACAATACCCACTACTGTTGGGTTAATAGATGGTGTATAGTCGCTTAGATCTTTTTCTATTACATAAACACCTGGACTGACGAAATTTGCCATATTTTATCTCCTATGCATTTCTGATCTTTAGCATTCTCCGACCAGAAAGTACCTCAATTTGATTACTTATAAAGTGATAAGGAACTACCATAGTTTCCCTGGGACTTATCCAGATACGCTTAGTTCCTTTATTTGTTGTTAGATATAACTCTAAACGCTGTAAAGAATCATTAGTTATACTTTTCATAATTACCTCTATCTGTATTTAGTAAATTAAGAGGGGAATAAGGAGAAAAAAATATTCTTATGTAAGAATAGAATCTAATTTAACCTCTTCTATTTGTCCCGTAGAGGTAACTTTATATTTTGGACTTCTAATGTAGGTCTCAACGGTGGCCGTGAACGTTTTTCGGATGAGCCTATCTTCTCTATCTCCTAACGAAAAATTAAAATTATTGGTTTCAGAAGTTAAAAATACCTTACTATCCCTACTAAATTTAGTTTTTAATTGTATAGACGGGTTAAATCTCAACCTTACCTGTTGAGATAATTGATCCATGTCTTCAATATATTTGGCCCAAATATTAATATTATATTGAATCGTCACTGGCCTATCACAATAGCTAATAATTCTTTCCGCTCTTTGAATTTCCTTGTTCCAATAGGTTGTATGCATAATAACTGGGAAAAACCGTTGCCTTTTATTATCTTCTAAGATAGAGTTTTGCGAGACGGTAAGTAAAGGTAAGATCATATTGTCATGTTGATTTAATCTTGCTATTGTTCTTTCTGGATTTCCATATCTACACTTACACAGGATAGTTTCTAGTTCATTGTTTAAATATGGAAGTTGATCAAACTCATTAATTAAAAACCTGACGATCTCTTTGTATCCGTTAAGAGGCAACGCATGTTTTTTGTCCATTTGTAACATCAAATTCAACAAGTACTCCTGCCCCGTGATATCTGATGATGCTATAGAGTTAACCCCCTCTGTTGTAGAGTAAAGCCTACTTGTTAATTCAACATTATCGGTTGATGGATTATTAAACGTCATCTAAATCTAAATAGCCTCCCACATCAGAACTCTCTTTAGTATAGGGCTCGTCCACAACATCCCTTTCGTCTCTAAGAAGTTTAGCGGCACATACTATATGGTACACTCCATATAATTGAAAACTATCTTCTTGAACTTCAAAAATTTCATACTTCTGGTTCTGAAACTTAGGCTTTATAACATCCCCTTCAAGTGGGGTCCTGTGAAGCTTCGCAGAGATATAAGATTTATTAAATACAAATAATTGATCGTTAGTTAATTCTAATCCAAACTCAGTAAGGTTTTGTTCCAGGGGTTTCGGCTCATAATGACCGTAAACATTTATTGGTTCAGAAGCAATTGGTTTACTTCTTGCTTCTAAATAAACTTCATCGTAATCTTCAGACCTCATGAACTTGTAATACATTAATTCAGAGCCTGCTATGCGGATTAATTCATCATCAACCAAATTAAATAAGTTTATATCTGCATTCTCTTGGTCGAAAAAAGATAACTCACTCCTACCCTCTAACTCTGGAAGAGGGGGCATGTTAGTAGAAACCTTAAATAATTCTTTTTTCCTAGCCATTAATATGTTGAGAAGGTGGGAGGCTCTTCAATTTCATTGAGAAGTTCCTGGATTAAAGCCGCTTTTTCTTGCTGGCTTTCTGCCGAAAGCTGTTGTCCGTTCAGGACTGCTCCTCCAGCAGGCGACGGCACAGAGGCAAATTTACCTCGAATTTGAGATAAAACTCCTTTACCTACAGCCAACGCATACCTCTGAATCCAGTTGGTGTAAGCAGGAAGGATGGTATTCGAATCAATAGCACGATATTCTATAATAACTTTTTCAGGAGTCATGGCTGGAGAGGGATAAATTTGGAGGTATTTTCCCCCAACAATATTAAAACCCCCATCTTGGCTTAAGATTTTTCTATACATTTCAAGAGTTTGTTGCATTAAGTAGAAATCCCCTACCTGCATATCTGAAAACAGGAAGTTGTCTTGAAAATACTTAAGAAAGAAATCAAACTCTAGGGTTCCTGCCTGCGCTGCGATAGTTAATAAAGTCTTTCTGTATACCACATACTCCAGATTTTGAAGCATATACTGGGGAATCTCGTAAATATTTTGCTTTGCTGAAGCATCAAAAGATGCGTACTGCAAATTCCAAAGGGGGGCATGGTAGTTTACTTTATTAATTGCTTCCTGGACACAGTGCTTTAATTGAAAGTCGGTGAGTTCTACCCTAACGATAGGAAACCCAAGCATCCCTAGAATATAATCTTTAATAATAGTTTCGTATCCACTAAATTCGGTAGCCCCTTCTAGGGTTAAACGATTTAGATTAGGGCCATCAATTTCACCAACAGCACGGTAATCACCTAAAAGCTCTCCTCCGAAATCTCCAAAGCTTGTTCCATATCCATTTAGTCTAGGCTTGGGAACAAAATTATGATCATTTTGGCGATTCTTCATTCTTTTTTATCTCTTCTAACGGTTTTATCCTCGGTCTTCCTACTCTATTTGACTTAGTAGGCTTCTTAGTAATAAGAATCAAATAATCATTATCTAATAGAGTATCTGATTCAATTATTTGTTTGGGGCGAATTTCTAAAATTTTATCCCCTACACTAGTTAGCATTCTGAACTTACATTTGCTTTGATATTTATACATTATTATATAGCCTATAAAGAAGAAAGGGTGGGGGATAAAAATCCCCCACCCTATTACTTTAAATTATCTGGTTAACTACTATACGTAGGAGTTATTCTTCACCTGATAGAATGGTGTGAAGAGGAAGTTTGCGGTAGGTCCAACAAGTCTAATGATTCTGTAGAATCTAGATGCTGGAGAAACCTCAGCCTTCCCATACCGAGTAATGATCCCTTTACGAGGCTGGAAAGTCTCGGGGTCAGTAATCGTTGGTGTCTGCTGTAATGGAATGTAGGGGCAGTAAACATAGCCCGAATCCATTGCGTTAGCACCTTTATAACCAATAAGGATTTCATCCTCAGGATAAAGTGGATCAACATAGAGATCAAATTGACCACCAAGTTTACCACGATAACTAACTTGAGCACCTGTCATATTAGTAGGTCCGTCAGTTTGCATGACACCACCCTCCAACTTTGCAGCAGCGTGAAGCATTGCAGCAACGGTGGGGGAAGTAACCATGAAGTTACCAGGACCACGAAGCGTAGTCTTGTAGATGTCAGTGGCAACCCGCTGGCAAAGTGCCATAAGGTTAGCATAGACATGACCGACATGCTGTGGTGCGAAATCAAGCGCAGAGCTTGAGAAGTCTAGTAAGAAGACGTTCTCATAAACACTTGCTGCTTCATTTCTGGTGTATCCAGGCATATCAACATCAGTACCCGCAGCATCATGATCACCAGTGAAGTCATAGGAGAATGCACTAGCGTTAAAGTCGGGAGCGAAGTTGAAGTTAGGACCGTTGGGGCCGTTAAAGCCTTGATCAAGAGCTTGCCTCTTAAACCAATCCTGCGCACCACCTGTGTTTCTACCGATACCATAAGCAAGCATTCTGAGATCCTCAACGATTTCACGGTCAATCTCTAAGCGAAGCTCTTTACCGAGAAGATCGGTAAGTTCTTGCTCAAGATCAAGGTTGTGATAAGCTTTAAGGTCTTGTGAAGCTTCAAGAGTCCAAAGGGCTCTCATCTTACGGGTACGGGCAGCAACAGGCTGCTGCTCAATGTTGAACAGCATCTCTGGAATACCAGAACCAGAAAGACGCTCACCAGCCGAAAGGTTGAATCCCATCATGACTGCGGGACCAGCGGCAATACCACGAGCCGCATCAGGCTCTGGGAAGTTTGCAATGTGAGCACCAACAGGCTGACGGTTATCAACCGAGGCAGGATCTGTTCCAGCGTCAGCAACACCAGAAAGGCCACCGCCACCGATAAGCTCGTTTACGTCATCGCCGCCACCAGCACCAGGACCAGCGCCATGAACTAAGCCATCAATGTCTACGTTAGCGGCACTGAAGATAGGCTGTGCAACCTTACCTGCGTAGGTAAGCATGAACTTACTGTAGACGAGTTCAGCTTGTGAGCTTCGTTGTGCATCTCTGCGTGAATTTCCTAAGTAGAAAATTTGTGAAACAGGTCCCTGCATAGGCTGAACACCAACGATGTTGTTGGCAATTAGCTCAGGATAGACGCGACGAACCAGAGGGAATGCAAACTTTTGGAAAGTACCTAAGCGACCTGTGGTGTTCATACCACCAATGTCATTACTAATACCTTCTTGAAGTTTATCAGTAATAATTGCTTTCGCTTGGTTTTCTAAAAGTTGAGCGGTTACTCTCTTAGTGTAGTCGCTTTCTATTCCTTCTAATACAGGAGACCATTTTTCGATTGTATCATTGGCAACACTGCCATTAACATCAACATTCATAATTTAAATCTCCGATTATTTTTTAAAGGGCATAAAAGCCATCATATCTTCGTTGAGGAACTCATTAACAGAATGAGATTCAACAATAGGTTCTGTTACTTCGTCAGAATGAACTTCTTCTGAGATAACAACCGCCCTTTCGTTACTTTCAAAAGGCAGCAAAGACGATTCTTCAAGGACCACTACAGCCTCCTGAAGATCGTGTCGTTCTTCCTCAAGCAGTTCTATCTTTCCAGAAAGAACACTTAAGCTATTCTCCATTTTCGAGCACTCTGTAAGTGCTCCATTTAATTCACGTATAAGTACATCATTCTCTTCTTGAACTTCTTCAAACTCTCTTCTAGTCTGATGAATAGCATTTTCTTCGTCATCACTGTTAAGCTCTAACGCCATGAGAGCTTTAAGTGACTCAAAGAGGCGAGCGTTCTTAAAGGTTTCATTCTCTTTTTCAAGCTCAGAAATAGCGTGATCTTTAACTTCATCAATTTTCATGCGAAGGAATCCGTGAACTTTGTTTTCTAATTCTTTTATTTTATTTCCAACCTCTTCTGAAATAACCTCATTAACGAGAGAAGCGATTTCAGAAACCGTCTCTTCGGTAAGACCTTCAGGAAGAAGCTGGGAAATACTGTCAAATTTACTCATAATTAAACTCCGTGTCTATTAGTATGTACTCTCTCAAAAAAAGAGGGTTATTTTTTTCTAAATTTTTCAAAATTAATGTCTCTTGGAACGAGGGATTATTTTGGGTCTAACAAATGAGGGCATGTCATGCCCCCCATGAGGACGATCTGAAGATTTAACACCAACTGAGCTTGCTAGTACTCTAGATTTAAGTTTTTGTGTAGTTACTCTATCGTGAGTATCACCAGGAGCCTCTCTCTTAGCCAGTGATTGAAGTGCTTTATGTTTAGCCTGTTTAGCAAGAGCTTTCTTGCTAAAAAGAGCTTGTAAAGTCCTTTTTATCTTTGCGAATCGTGATTGAGATTGTCCTATGGTCACAGACGCTACAGGCTTTTTTTTCTTTTTCTTTGGGCTTTCAGCCTTTCTTCTAGCTTTTGCTCCAGGGGGTTCTTTCTTTTGGGATAATCTGCGCTGTCCTTCTCGTTCTGCTGCTCCGTAAAGCCCTTTAGTTAAAGACTGCTGCGTAGTAGGTCTTTTGTCTTCAAGAAGAACTCTTAGTGTAGAAAAATTATTCATAGTCCAGCGCCGAATCTTGATGGACGCTTGGGCTTGTCAAGCCCTGCCCCAAACTGTGTCTTAGGTTTCACCCCAACCCCTGCTCCGAAAGGCATTTGGGGTTTTGTAGCTGCCGCTGTTTGCTGTTGTTTTGCTCTATCCAAGCGAGCAAAGGCAGCGTCTCGCACCCCGGCTTGGCTCGCAGCAGCGCCTGCGCGGCGGTCGATGCGGGGTGTGGCTGGTTCGGGTGTTGCCTTTGCTGCTGGTTCGGGTGTTGCTGGTTTGGTTGCTGCTGCTGGTTTTGCGCTGCCTCCTGGATAGCTTCGAAGGTCTGTATCTCTTGTAGATAGTCGCTTAACCTGAGCCTGTCGTTGAAGTCCTTTATCTTTCCGAATTGCGGCAAGTTTAGCATCAACCCTTGCACGAACAGCACCTTTATCTACTTGACGAATACCAGTTTGAGTTAAAGCATCTCCTCTATCTCTTGTCTTCTCACCCTTCACATCCAGTTTCTCTGCTTTCTTTAGCAAACGACCCTTTCTCCATCCTTGAATAGCACCTCTAATCCCGCCTGATGGGGTTGGCATATCTTTTACAGCCTCTGTGTCTCTAGTAGCCTTCTTCATCATTTGGGCTCCTTTTTGACCAAGTTCACCACCTTTTGTCCTCAGCCTTGCTTGACGCCTTTGCGTTCTTTCTGACCCTCTACGGCGAAATGCTTCATCTAAGTCTTCTAAAAGTAGTCCTTTTAAATCAGCATACTTATTTGAGGGATCATCTTCCTCGATGTGCTCAAAAAGATATTGTTTTAATATGGAGTAATGATTATGTAATGTTTCGGTAACTTCTGCTGGAGCAGTTACGGTATCAAAATCTTCATAGCCTCTTGTTCTTACTATCCTTGGCTTGCCTGTGTTATAACCATAGAAATCCTCCCAATTGCGAAATGGGTCTTCGACAGTAGGCTTTTTCTTATTCTTAGCGTCTTGAGCATCTTTCTTTTGTAAACTTGCAGGAGATTCTTTTGTCCATTCTGCACTTTGATTAATATCTAATTTTTCTCTAAGCTTATCTTTAAGCATTGTAGTAAATACTTTTTCTTTCGCAGCGGTATTGAGAGTATCTTTAACAATTTCTTCAACCAAACTAGATTGGGAAGATTCGGAAAGACCAGGAAAAGCTCCTCTTGTAGACGGATCAGCAACTAAATCAAAAGTTACTAGTTTAAAATCCTCATTAACTTTTTTTGTTCCATCAGCGTCCTGCGATAATGTTCCCATACCTCGGGAAGAAATTCCTACTTTTACACCACCCTCAATCAAAGCTTGCGCCACCTTTCCTGAAGGAGTATCCAATAATTCACACTCACCCATAAGCTCATTACCCGTAAAGTTAAGTCCCGTAATCAAGTGAGAAACATTGCTTAGTTTAACAGCATCGTGTGTAGGATGATCAAGTTCACCCAAAAGGCGTCTTTCTCCCATAGCTTCACTTATTCTCTTAACCTCTCTCTCTAAGATTGGCTTGGAATAAACCCTGCCGTTATTATTTTTTTCATCACAACGACCAAAAACACCTCTCAAAACGCTAGTTTTTTTACCGCCTCTGCTTTCTGTGATTAATTCCGCTCTTTCAATTATAAATGTATCTGTTAAAATCATGCCTCTCTCCTATATTTTTCAAATTTTTTGGACCGTTGCTTCCCATGTTTTTTCATGGTTCTTACTGAGTGGCCTTTAATGCTATCCCATTTTGCTGAGGGGGTGGCTGACCCAGGTGTAAACCCCTTAGCAATCCGTCCTGAACTCTTTTTACCCCAACCAGCCTTACTAATAACATAAAGCCTCGCTGCTCCTTTTGTAGAAAATATCTGGCCTGGGTAACCTCGCCTAAGTGCAATCTTAATGCTTGGATAATTCTTAACTTTAGATTTTTTGGAACTCACAACACCATCTTTTAATGTGTGGTAGCCCCCTCGCTTCCCTCGTTTTTTAGGACGAGACTTAGCTTCTTCTATAAGACCCAAGAGTTGCACGTTTTTTTCTCCTTTGTTTTCCTTTCTTTTTTTCCTCATCTTTCATAGGATCTTCAGCAGTACGCCCTCCAGCACCCACACCCAAACTTCCTGAACCAGTTACCATCCCAAAAGATTCCATTAACTCAACAAGCTCCTGTAGATCCCCAACTTTTTTCTTATACTCTCTAATAAGATATTTTTTGTATACGGTAGCTTCTGTTAAAATTTCAGGCTGTCTCTCTTCTCGAACTTCTACTTTTTCTCTAATAGACTTTCTACGTACAGGAGAAACTGGTACTTCGGCTTTATCCCAATGCCCTTCCTCAAATATCTGATGTGCATAATCTTCTGGAACTTCTACATCAGACACATCTGGGGCATCAGAAGGCTGCGAAGCAGCAAACTGGACAGGTTTCCCTTTTTCCACCTCTTTCTCAAGAAGGTTTGCCGCAAAGTTTGCGATATCTTCTTCGTTCATTCTGCCGCTGTCTCTTCTTCTTCTTCGTCTTCTTCTTCGTCTTCGTCGCCGTAAGCGCCTTCTGCAAGTGTTTCATATGCAACATCAAAAACATCAAGCATGCTGAGAGCATGTTCCATAAGATCATCATCTTCTAGGTTATCTAGAACCACTTGAAGATCATCTAAAGTGAAGCTCTCAAGTTCCTGGTCTACATCACTAGGCTCTGCATAACCATTTGCAACCCTCTCGTTCTTATATTCAGGAATAGTTTCGATTTCATCCTCAACTACAGAAGACTCATTAACCGTTCTTGGTTGTACCTCAATACCACTTTTTCTCCACAAGGAGCTTTCAAGAATAGCATCAACTACTTCTTTTTCTACACTGTCATTAAAATTCATATTTATTTCTCCAGAAATTTTAAAATAAGGGGCAAACCCTCTACGTTTATTTAGAATACATCTTTACATTTTTTGAAAAATTTTTCTTTTTGCAAAGATTAATACGTTGGAGGACCTCCTGTTGGCCGTTCTTCTGGGCGAGAGGCTTGCTCTGTTGTTGAGGTCCCATCAGCAGAAACACCTTTTGCTGTAATGGATACAGAACCCTCCAGCGTTGGTAGCAATTGCGGACTTTTATTATTAATATTTGAAATTTCCTTTACAGGAATAAAATACTTATTATTAATTGTTTTATCATCTGTAATTAAATTAAGTCTTAATCTAGAGCGGAAATCTACAGGACTAAGCTGATCAAAAGCCATAGACCTAAACACATTAGGCTCCACTCTAGAAACTAAATCATAAGTAGAAATAGAGTCCTGGCTAGTTAAGGAGTAGGCTGTTTTTATGTTATTTAATTCCTTTAAAATTTTTGTAGTAGGAAGCTCTTTTCTAGGAAGAACTTCTGCATTATTCTTATACTTAGGAATATTGGCAACCCTTGAAGTGTTAAAGACATATTTAACTGCTTCGTCCCAGATTACATTATTTGCTACATCTACACCAAAATTAATGCTTTCCGTAGAAGTTAGTTCAGATAATAGATAGGGAGGCTCTCTTAGTGGACGTAACGTGTCCTCATTAAACGGAGACACGGCTAATTTTGCCTGCCTAGTATTAAAATTAACCAGTTTGGATCTAGAGTTAGTAACTATTTTTTGTGTTTTATCACTAGGAATAAGCAATATATGTTGCGGAAGTTGTCTTACTAAAAAGATATCCTCAGGAGTATTAGAAAACGCATCAAGAGTAAAATCTTTAAAAACTAACTTAGCCAAGTTTGAGCTTTCTAAATGATTAAATAACATGTCATCATGTCTCAAATAAACTAGAAGAAAGGGGAAAGCTTTATGCTTTACAAAATCATCAATGCCTGTAGTCATATAATTATAGGTTGCACTTGTCTTTCTTGTAAATAACGACCCAGGAAGGTCTTCAATGGTATTTTTATCTAGTGCTAAAAAGTATGAGTCCTGACGCGCTCCCGTAGTATCTGCATTAAACTCAACTAAATTAGAAGTTACCGAAGTACAATCTAAAGTAAAGCTATACTCTTCATTCACAAGATAAGCTGCCTTAGCGCCTTCTCGGAAGGGGAGTACTTTAGCATGTTCTATATCAGAAAACACTGTAAGTCTTGGATCTCCCACTACAGGAGAAGCAACGAAGAAGTCTCCATCTTGCATATCAAGTGTTCTGGAAACTCCATCGGATGTTACAGTCGTAATTTTTTCATTATTAGGAATGTAAATATCCGTTTCCACCCCCTCCGAGGTTTTAAAAACTACACGTTTATTTAAATCCTCTGCTAAAGTTTTCCAATTTATATATCTGTTTTTGTTTTTTGGTAAATAATTATCAGGATTAATTGATACAGAATTATTCAATAAAATATCTATAGCGTTCGATTTATTGACAGATTTACTAGCACTCTTAGTAACTTTTTCTTTATTAGGATGCAAACTTATAAAATCTAAAATATCCTCTTCTGCAAAATTTATTACTTCATCTTTAATTATACTATCTCTGATAGCTGCTGAGAGTAAATTGGATAAAGGAGCACCGTTTACATTCAACATATTATTTAATAAATCTCTAACACTATCCTTTAAACTAAGTAGTATTTTTTTTGAAGTTAATGCGTTGTAAAAATAATCTATCACATCTTGTTGCTTATCATTAATCCTCAGTATACCTCTAACCGTTTCATCCATAACATTAGATAAGACTGTAGGTCTTCCTCCTACTGCTGTCACGGAAAAATCTATAGGAGCAACATCCTCTACACTAATAGGTTCTGTCAAAGTACGTGTACTACAAAAAGTGTACGGTTCATAAGTAACTCCATTGTTATATCTTATAAGTTGTCTTTTCCTGGCTTGAGCAGCCAACCCAAGAGGCACTGACCTAACAAGGTTCCTAGCTGATCTCCCAGAAGAATTGGAACGAGGAGTAAATGTTTTAGGAGGCACACTGAATCTTTCCATTAATAACCTAGAAGGAACTTTAATTGATGTATCGTATTTCTTATTTCTTATATTTGAGTACCCAAAACTAGCACCCTCACCTGTATCGCCCTCACCTGTGCCATCTCCCGTAATGCCACAATTTTTATTTGCTGCCGCAATACAGGAGGCAAAATCAGGATACGCGGGTCCTTGAGGGTTTGTAGTACATACCTCTGTTTCAGGTGAAGTAGTAGTACACAATCCCTGCCAATAAAAATCTTCTGTACCTGGGTCTTCAAATGCTACCAGGGTAATAGGAATAATGGCTCCTGTTTCAAGCAAACCTCCTTCATATCCTGCTACAGGGAGACAAGAAATCCTAATAATCAAAGAAGCCCTTGTAGGTAAATCAACATCACTCAAATCTGTGGTAGTAGATCTAGCAGTTACTGAGCCTGTGTGTTCATCAAACGTAATATAATCGTCAGGAGAATACACACCGTCTAAGACGGGGGGTAATTCAAGGGTTACTCCTCCGTCAATAATCTCATAATCTCCCAGGTCCCAACCACCAGCGATAGGCGAAACCGTCCACACCCAGTCAGGTTCACTGGGCGGGAAATTATGACCTATATCTAGCTCCGCAGCCCCATAATCAATAACAGGAGGTTTGGGTTCTCCTAAATCTTCTGTAGTAACAACACCTCCTGGCTTATAAACCCCAATAAACCTCGACCACTCAAAAGACACATCTACTTCATTTTCTCCCACAACAAAGTTTGCTGTATAAATAATTCCATAATCCACAGTAATAATCAATTTGTCCAACAAAAGAGGATTATTAACATAAAAATCTAAAGCGTCACCACCTGTAGGAATTGTAACGTCCAGAGAAGCGTTGTAAATTATTACTCCTCCTGGACTAGTGGTAGGATTATCTAATTTAGTCAGTTTAGCAGAGAACCCTTCAATACCAGCATAAGTAGCTGCATCTACTAAACCCCCAGTAACCTCTGCTGGAATCTCAGTGACAGTGATATCAGGATCCCCATTAGGATCAAAAAAATCACAAGTAGTTTCTCCGTTGTCAACGGGGATAGAAAAAATTCGAAAAACTATCTCCGTAGACACCGCACCACCACCGCCATCTCCTGGAATAAAAATACGGGAGGGACCAATGATCCGGGGGATAGCGGGATCTTCCGGGGGGCCGCCACCATCATCCTCATCAAAAGGTTCTGGGCCTATGGCATCAGGAGGAGGATCCAAAGGACCATCAACAACAATTACTACAACCCCCCCAGTATCGGTGCCATCGTCGTCTTCTTCAGCGTCCCCAACCCCAGCTTTTGAACAAGTTGCTAAGTCTACCATGTTAAATAAAGTACATTAAACAGAAGTTTCGATAATAATCTGATCTTCGTAAACATAACCATCCATATACAACTTATAATAAAAGTTTGGGGTCCCGTCTCCTGAATATGTGGAATATGTTGATACAGAATATTGAGTATCCCCGCTCTCACTCACTGTATGTGTTCCAGGCCAGAAGAAACTATGAGGCATAGCCGTGGTAGCTGCCGCACCGCCGCCCTCAAATTGACCAACCCTTCTAGCCTCATTTATCCCAGTACCCTGAGTAAAATACAATTTAGCCGGATTTTGGCAATCACTTTGCGTAGGCTCAACACGGAAAAGGAAATATTTTACTTTTCCAAGATGCGGAGCACCAACAAAACTTGTAAGATCAAGTTCCAGGTTTGATGCTGCGCTTCCCCAACTACTTATATTAGCACTACGCACTAAGTCTGCCTGAGATTTAAACACAGTTCTTTCTGTGGTTATAGTAGTTCCAGTTACTGTTTCCGCAAGATAATTAACCAAGTAATCCCGCATAGTCTCAACAGCAGTATACAACTCTGCCTTTCCTGTGGCTGGGTTAGCCAAAGATAAGGGGGGGTTAGCTCCAGCAACCCCC